CTTGAACTGGGCGGTCGCCGCGACCGGGATAACATTCTGCGCGGCGGCCGCGCCGCCGCTCAGTGCCTGGGCTCCGAACACGTACGTGTCGCCCACGGCGCCACCGTCACCCGTGCCCTTGACTACCTGGGCAACGGACTTGGTCGTCGCGTCGTCGAGCTTGAGGGTCGCCGTCACCGTCCAGTCTGTCGCGCCCTTGACGGTCACGCGCCCCAGGATCGGGCTTGCCGAGTAGCTGGTCGAGATGTCGGCAGCGGAGGCGATGCTGCCCCCGCGGATGAGCGAGCCGAGGAGGGTGCCCGGGGCACTCGCCCCGGCGTCGGCATCCCCGGCGATGTTGGCGACGCTCAACGCCGCACGCCCCGATTCGGTCCACAGAGCCGCGAGCTTGGCGTCCACCCGCCAGCGCTTGGCGGTCAGGTACGCGTCCAGGCCGGCCAGCCCGAGGTCTTGAGTGCAGTAGGTCTGGATGTAGCCCAGCACCGTCCTCAGGTCCGTCAACTGCCCGAGCTTCATGGTCTCGATGGCCGTGTCCAGGGTCGTGCAGGCAGACCCCTTCACGCGGTTCTCGAAGGTCTCGTCCGCACTGGCATCCACGCGGGTCCACACGTCGGTGCCGCCCACGGCGGCGGTCCGGCACGCGGCCTTCTCGTAGGACCAGCGGTCGAACAGGCCCATCAGGGTCGTCTCTACGGCAGTAAGAGCCATGGGGGGTTACCCCCCTTTCAGAGTCTGGTATCGCAGGTCAACGGGAACCGCCCGGAAGACCTGCTGGGTGTTCTCAAACAAGGGCATGATCAGCACCGGGGCGGCCACGAAGTGCACCACCCGGCAACTGGCAATGCTGCGATTTGCATGGATGCAACTGCCGAACTCGTCCAGCAGGGCCAGCAGGTTCGTGTCCGTGGTCTCCGGGTCGTCTTCGTCGTCTGGCACCGCCAGCAGGACTTCAAACGCGGGATTGTGGAACCAGTTGTTGCCCGAGCCAGCACTGCGCTCCCCGCCCTCCAGGCCCATGAAGGAGACGATCACCAGCGCGCCCTCGGTGCCGTCAAGGCGCACCGAGCGGCAGGGGCCGATGCGGAACACGGCGCTCTTCAGGGGCTCCACAGTCCACGCCCTCAGGGCCGTCAGCAGGGCGGCCCGGAAGTCGGCCGGCTTGACGTAGCTCACTACTGCATCACCCCGAAGACCTGCCGCAGGGCTCGGTCGAACTCCGCGGCGATGTTGTCCTGCTGTGCGGCGAGTGCGGGCACCAGGTACGGGTGTGGCTTGATGACCACCCAGGCCTTGAGCACGTACTGCGCCACCCCGGACTCGTCGAACAGGTAGAGTTGCCCGTTGACGCGCTGAATGTGCAGCCCCTCGTGGGTCCGGGCGTAGCCCTTCAGCGTCCCGATAGGGATGGCGAGCATCTTCGCGTGGACAGGCCGGATGGTGCCGCCCAGCTCTTGGATGCGCCCATAGATCACGTGCGGGCCGATGTCCGCGGAGAGTTTGCTCTCGTTGGCGTGGACCATGATGGAGCGGGCGAGGTTCCCGGTCGGGTTGGCGAAGACCTGGGTCGTGTTGAGCTTCGCCTGCCGCTGCACCAGTGCAGCCGAGCGGGTCACGGCGCGCATTAGTGTCCGGCGGTCCTTGAGGCGCAGGTGGGCGGCATCCAGGTCCTCCACGGCCTCGCCAATGAACGTGAGCTTCATCACGTGGTGGGGGTCACCTGATTCAGGTCCAAGCGCACCTGGCCGTGAGGCTCAGGCATGCCCGGCACCCTCTGCTTGCCGCGCACGGTATAGGTGGTTTGCTCGGTGGACGGAACCCACGACCAGGTAGCGTTCTCCAGCCGGTTGTGGGTCACGATGACGCGGCAGCCGATCACCAGGTCGGCGTGGTCGTCGCAGAACGCCTCGTGGGTCACCGGGTTCTGGTAGGCCTCCGAACGGCTCTGTCTCTGCCGGGCGTCGAGCTGGACGACCAGCGCAGGGATGTTGCTGACCACAGGGTCCCAGGCAGGGAAGTCCGCGTCGCCTGTCCTCTGCACGTCCACGCGCAGGAGGGACGTGGCAGACCTGGTGTACAGACTGGTGAGCGTGCTGCCAACGCTGGCGCGGTTCACGTTCTCACCTCGTCGTCGCGCTCCAGCAACTCGTTCGTGGTGTAGGAGAACCGCTCGTAGCTCGGAGAGACAGACGCCTCCAGGCAGGCCCCGGCATCGTCCTCATCGTCGGCCTGGGCTCTGTACCTGTCGGCCTGCTCGCGCAAGTTCTTAGCGATCTGGGTCAGGTCCTCGTCCACGTCGCCACGCCCGACCTTGATGGCGAGCTTGCTGTGGTTGGTCGCGAGGATCTCCAGGAGCCGGGCTGAGGTGCGCAGCACGTTGCTGCCGTTGGCCGCGTAGACCGCCGCGATCTCCGCATCGGTGAACGCGTAGTTGTCGGCGTCGGCGTCGTCGGTCAGCAGGCGAATCATGCCGGCGTCCGTCGTCGGGTCGTAGCTGAACAGGACCGGCATGGGCGTCTGCTCCTCTCATACTGGGTGGGGCGTGGGGCGCCCCGCTGGCACACGGGCAACAGATGGAGCGCCCCACTGGGCGGGGAGGGGGCCGCCGTGCTCAGGAGCCCGCTACTCGGCTGCGGCCTCGCCGGTGGAGTGGTACGCACCCCGCCAGTCGGCCACATCAACGCCGAAGGTGAACCGCAGCTTGAACGCGATCTCATCGGTCAGGAAGTCGCCGTCGAAGGGGTCGGTGGCGCCGCCGAACAGCAGCCGCGCGTCGGCCTCGCGGACGTAGATGGACGGCGTCTCGTAGCCGCGGAGGAAACCGTAGCGCACGGCAGGGCGGATACGGGGGTCAGCAAACAGATACCATCCGGTCGTGCCATAGCTCTCGTCGATGGCCTCCAAGAACGGGTCGACCACGACGGTGGCCGAACGTGCCGCAGGGTTGTTGACGGGAATGCTGGCGGTGTTGCCGGTGGTGACTACCGTGCTCTCCACAAGTGCCCGCGCGGTCCACTCCAGCGTCGGAGGCACCACGAGGAAGAGCGGTCCGGCATACACAGACACGTTGCCGGCCGGGTCGTCGAAGTTCCGGATGGCGTTGACGCCGGTGGCCAGGTTCGCCGCGTTGAGGTTGCTGCCCGCACCGCTCATGTAGTTGCCCTTCCCGGCGGTGAAGAGCGTGGTGTTGTGGGCATAAGCGCTGGTGAACAGATACTGCTGCGTGTATCGCGCGCTCAGGCCCCAGGACTGCGGGTACTCCATCAGAAGCCCCAGGTCCCGGTTGTCAGACAGCCACGTCTCCCACGTCACAGGCCAGTTGACGCCGTACTTGTACGTGTGTGCCTCGAAGCTCTCGTCGCTCGGGTCGATGGTGGTGTAGTCTGCGCCCTCTGCCACCTGCGGGATCAGCCGCGCGGCATTGAGCCGGTAGTCTACGCCGTGGCCAGACCCGGCACGGGCAAGCGTGGTCGTGTCCCGACGCTTGCCGAGCATCGGGTATGTGATTGGGATCGAATCGTCCAGGTACGAGACCATCAGGCCGCGGTCGATCACGTCGGCCAGGTATGTGAGGTCGCTGGTGCTCATGACCTCCTGCACACGGCCGGAGCGCATTGCCTCCTGCTGGCGCTTGACCAGCGTACGGATATTGATCTCCCGGCCGCCGGCCGTGTTCTCGTCTACAACCCGCGGAACCAAATCGACTCTGGGCAGACCCATGATAGGCCACCTCGTTTCTCGTGTTGTGTGTCGGGCTACGCTACTGCGGCGGCCACCATGGCGAGACAGTCGGACCACGGGATCGGGATGATCTCGACGCCGATGGTGGCGGTCAGGCCGGAGCCGATGGCCTCCAGGGCGCGCCCGATGCAGATACCGTTGCTATAGTCGCGGTTGATCTGGTCGGCTGCCGGGTCGTAATAGAGCCAGTCTCCTACGGCGATGGCGCACGAGGAGCCGCCGGCGTCCTTGCCGATGACGCTCAACTCGTAGCGGCCCCTGGTGTCGATCACCAGCAGGTTCGTGTCCTCGTCGTAGTCTGCCACAGCGACCCCGACAAGCGCCCCGGCAACGACGAGGTCGCCGCTGGTCACGTCAGCCAGGGTCGTGTCCGTGGTCTCAATGGCGATCCGGCTGGACTCTATGGCGTAGGTTTTCTTTGCGTTCACATCCACGTAGTTCGCCATTCCATCTCACCTCAGAACTGACAAAGCCCCGCCGATTGGCGAGGCCTGAGTGTTTGCGCTATTGTCCTTTGCGGCGCTTGCTACTGCGGCAGTTCCTGCATGGCCTTGAGAGTCTTCGCATCCACGCCCATGTTGCGGGCGAACTCGGTGAACCCGTCCTCATAGGCCTTCGTGGCTTCCTGCGTGCGGCCGGTGTCGGTGGCGCCGGAGCCGGTGACCTTGGTGCGCACCCCGGCCTCCTGCAGCACGGTGAGGGCATAGGCTCGCTCGGCGTCGCAGGTCTCCTGCACGCGGGTTGCGATCTGGTCCGTGGCGATGATCTGGCCCGAGAAGCTCTCGATCACGCGGGCCTTTGCGGCCGGACTCAGGTCGTCGCGGGCGTCCACGAGGCTGCGCACGGTGGAGAGTGTGCTGGCCGCTGCCCGTTCGTCCTCCAGGATCTTGATGCGCGCGGTAGCCTCGGCAACGCGCTGGTCCTCGGAGCTCTTGGCCTCGCGCAGGGCTCTGAGTTCCTCGATCAGCTTGCGGTCGGCTTCGGGCTTCTCGGCATTCGCGGCCTCCTGCTGGCGCTTCTCGTCCTCTGCTTTTGCGGCATCGTCGGCGGCCTTTTGAGTCTCGGCAATCTTCGCGGCCACGGCATTCGCGACGGGTTCGGCAACGGCCTCGGTAACGCGCTTGGTGATCTCTTCCATCTGCTCGGGCGTCAGTTCAGCCATGTCCATCTCCTCTTCCTGGGCGGCCTCGATGACGCGCCCGTGAGCGTTGCCGTCCGGGACAAAATCCACGGAATGGCAGTGTACGATGGCCTCGACCACGTGCACGTCGGCACCGTTGACGCGGCCTTTGCTGACTCGGATGTTGCTGTCGTGGGACAGGCCCACGTTGAGCTTCGCGACAGGGTCGTCCAGTATCGCCCGCGCCTCGGGCAGGTGGGCATGGCACACGGCCTCCAGGTTGCCCTCCACGCACCGGATGCTCCCCGGCTTGATGGTGGCGGCCCAGTCGCGCAGGTCTCGGTGAGGCACGTCTTTCCCCGGTCGCACATGGTTCAAGTACATCTTCGCGCCGTCAAACGTGGCCGCCAGGGCGGCCTGCTCCAAGACCCGCTCCGGGTAGTAGCGCTTCGGGTTGCCCGTCTTCGTGACACCGTGCGCCAGGAACATCACCCGATAGTCGCCCTCTCCGAGGGCCTCCACGGCCCCTGCAGGGAAGAGCTCTTGGACGCGCTGTTCGGTCTCGTAGGGTTTGCTCATCTGGTCACCTCCTGCAGCACCGTGGCCACTACGGCCTTGATGATCTCGCCCGCCAACTGCTTCACGGGCTGCCCCGTCCAGGGCTTCGCGGGCACGTACCGCGCGTCGTTAAGCACCGGCAACTCGTCGCAGTGGCAGTTGATGACGTTGCCTGCTGAACCAGACGGGTCGCCCGGGTGCGCCAATCGCTCACCGCCGACCCAGAACGGCTGGTCGATCGGTCGCACCTGGCGGTTGGCAGCCAGGTGCGCTGCCCGCGGGTTGCTACCCAGCGTCAGCCACTCGTGCGCGTCCACCCCGTTGCGCAGCATGGTCTCGTGGTTGGTCACGCCGTAGGCGATGCCGGTCTCGGTCTGGGCGATCGTGAGTGCCCGGTCCTTGTAGGTGGTCGGGAACAGATACTCGATCTCCAGCGCGAGTTGGTCCGGCGGAAGGCCCTCACGGTAGAACTGCTGCGCCATCAGGTCGCGGAAGTCGGACAGCATCGTGTCCGTGACCTGGCCGCGAATCTTCTCTCCGCGGCGCAGCAGTTCGCGCTGCAGTTCCGGGTCGCGCAGGTGGAAGACGAAGTCCTCCCCGGCGTTCCAGCCCTCGCCGCGGCTCAGTAGCTCCTGCACCGTGGAGCGCATGTCCTCGTGGAGCGGGATGGCGCCCTTGCGCACCTCGCCCGGGCCTCCCGCGGCGAACCATTCGGCTTCGATGGCCTTCCAGATCGGGCTCTCGGCAGACGGTGGCAGGGCGGGTACCGCGATGGCCTCCTGCGCGCGCTGCTCTCCCTTGACTGCCCGGAGGACGAGGGGCTTGATCGCGTCCAGCGCGTCCTGCCCGCCGCAGTCCGCGGCACCGAGGATGTACTTCCGCAGCACCTGCCCGAGGACTGCCTGGTCGGGCATGCAGTTCGCCCGGATGGCTCCGGTCAGCACCTTCTCGCGCGGCGCTTCCTCGAGCCTTCGCACCCACGCCCAGCACTTACGGTGCCAGGGCTCGATCACGCGGCTCTGCAACTCGGCCGCGAAGCGGCGCTCGATCTCGGCGCGCTTCTCATCACGACCGAAAGGGCGGCACCGCCTCCTGCGCGCGGGCCTCGGCTACATCTGCCTGCTCGCCGCCGACCGCCTCCTCGTCGGGCTGCGGCGGCTCGGGCTCTGCTCCCGGTTCGACTGTGGGCGCCTGCCCGTCGAGCTTATCCTCGGTCGGGAACTGGCGCTCGAGGATCTCCGGGATGTTATTGCTGCCCAGGGCGGTATAGGCCCGATACGCGGCCTCGCGTGGGTCCAGCAGAGCGCCCGACGCGGCTGTGAGCGCCTGCAGCAGCGTCGCCGTGGTCGCCGGGTTGTCCGGCTGAGCGGGCGGGAAGTCCAGGTCGAACGCGCGGTCGACGCGCGTCGGCAGGCGGCGGCTCGGGAAGTCCTGTTGGATGACGGCGAGTTCGATGGCCAGGCTGGTCAGGTCCTCGCAGACGGCGCCGACCTGCTCCTGACGATCTTCGATCTTCCAGATGACCGGCAGTTCCATCGCTGTTGCTGTGGCGAGGTTGCCGCTGCTCGAGTCGCTGTAGTAGTGCTCCCCGAACCCGAATGCCCGGATGCTCTGCAGGTGCGTTTGGCGGCTCGCCACCTCCAGGTTGCCCACACCTCCGGTCGGCACGTTGATGGCATCGAGTTGCACGTTCTGGTTCTCCACCTGGACGCCCGCGGGACCGCTGGGAGGTGTCCGGAACATCTTCGCCGCGTTCTCGATGGCGGTGGCGCTCTTCGTGTTCAGCTTCTTGCGCCACGCGAACATGGCCAGGGCTTTGCTCAGCGTCACGAGGTCGGAGACGGTCCGGGCGTGGGAGCGGATCCAGTCGTAGGCCCGGTATGCCTCGGGGATGCCCCTCAAGCCGAGCGTGTTGGATTTGACGTGGTAGGCCATCGCGAGGGGCCCGGCGTCGCCGCCGATACCCGCTCTGCTCAGCAGGTCGGCCACGCCATCCTCCCATTCGGGGCTGTCCTCGCCGAATGCAGGGTCCAGCAGGTAGCGCCAACAACGCCAGTCGGCGTAGTACACCACGCGCTTGGCGCCAGTCGTGTAGCGACCGGCCGCCACGTCGTAGGTCTCCGGCCGGAACTCGCGCCGATACAGGATGGGCTTGAGGGAGTTCTCCGGCGCGGTCACCACGTCCACGACCTCCGCGCAGGGGAGCTCAGAGAGCTTCACGCGGCTCTCGGTGACTGACGTATGCACGGCCAGGAACCGCTCGCCCTCAAGCATCAGGGCGTTGCTGGTGCGCGCCATGGCGTCGCGCGAAAACAGGGCCAGGCGGTTGTCCTCGTCTTCCCAGAGCCTATCCACAACCTCCTGGACGCGGCTGTCGGCGGCCCGAGGAGTGTCCAGGCCCTTGCCGAATGCTCCACTCACGAGCAGGCTTGCGGCCTGCCCGAGGGAGGGGTCGATCTGCCAGGCCTTGATGCACTTGGCCCGGATGGTGGAGAGCTCTCGCAGGCTCAGGTCGTAGCCGCCGGCACCATCGCTGAGCTTGCGCCACCCGTTATCCTCCTCGGTCAGTTCCTGCGCGAGTTGGGAGGCGATGGTCTCCTGGACGCGCGCAAACGCGATGTCAGCCCGGCGCTGGACTGCCCGCGCCTCGAACGTCTCCCGGACCCTCGTGAGTATGCTCACAGTCGCGCTGCTCCCAATTGCTCTGCCGCGAAGCCCGGCAGGAGGTCGTCGGCATAGAGTGTGTCGTCGTCATCCGGCACGATGGCCAGACCCATGACGCCATAGCGGAGCGCGTCCATCGCGTGGTCGAACTCCTTGCTCGGGTCGGCATCCTCCACAGGGTTGCCGTCACGGTCGGTGCGCCAGTGGTACTGCCCGAACTCCGTCACCACGTTTGGCGCCGCACCCTCCAGCACTCTCAGGCGCGTCGTCGCCAGGAGGGCCTGCACGGCCTTGACGCCGGGCATCCGGCGGTTGTCGGCCTGGAATGCCGGTAGCCCGGCATCCGCGAATTGAAAAATCGCATGTGGGTCCTCCGGGTCGCAGAAGAAGGCCTGAATACCCCACTTGGCACGCAGGTCTTTAGCGTCGGAAACCCAGTCGTCGCCAGGCTTGCCGCTTACTACCCGGTTGCGCTCGTACACCTCGTCGACCAGCCACACGCGCCCCTCGGGATCCTCCCCGAGGACCACGATGCAGCCCGGAGACCGGAAGCCCCAGTCCACTCCGGCCACGACGCGCACGAATCGCGGCGTCGGACCCGGAATGTCGTGGCGAGCCGGATCGTAGTCCTTGTACACCAGGCCCGCGAACGTGACGAAGCTGGCGTCGATCTCCTGGGCATAGAAGTCCGTGCCCGGTCCGTACTCCGCTTCCAAGGCAGAGAGGAAGTCCGGCTCAGACTGGTACAGCGGGTTAGCGTGCGTCCGCCACGTATGGAAGCCGTAGGACCTCTGGCGCTTGGGCTCCCAGCTTTCCCGCTCCGCCACGAACGTGCGATATACCCAGTTGCGGCCCTTCGGCGTCCCGGTGATCCATCCCCGGTGAGGCACACCTGGTTGACGGATGCGCCCCATGGCGACACGGAAGGCCTCTTGCGAGCACAGCGGCGCCTCGTCAATCCAGAAGTACCCGACCTCCACGGCGCGCAGACTGTCGGCATCCTGGGCATGCCCGAAGTACACGCTTGAGCACTCGCCGGTGACTTGGTTGACCACCTTGGTGAACTCGACGCGGGCCTCGGACTTGAACTCCTTCACACCGAGCACGTCGCCCCACCAGGACGCCACCTTGAGCAGTACCAGCCGGGTCGAGCGCCAAAGCATTCGGTAGGTGGGCGCTACGATGAGCCCCTTCATCCCCGGATATGCCACACAGTGCCGGATAGCCTCGAAGGCCCCGACCTCGGTCTTGCCCCCGCCGATGCCGGCGATGGCCGCCCGGAACATGCTGCGGTCGTTGATGAATGCCTGCTGGCCACGGTGATATCCATAGTGCCGGCGGCAGAACTCGTCCAGGCTCTCGCCCCTCGCCGGTCGATCCAGCGGGAGGTCACTCGCCTGGGTCGTCGTCGCCACTGGGCTCCGGCTCCTCCTGGGCGGCCTGGTCGAAGTGGTTCAGCGGATCGTTGGGGCCGAACACGGGTAGCGGAATGGTTTGGACCTGCACCGGCCCGCCGTTGGCGCCGGTGTGCTCCTGCACGGTCTTGTCGGCCACCGGGTCCCCACCCAATGCGAGGAAGAGCTTCGTCATGCGCTCCAGGCTCGCGGCGTCCTCTGCGAGGACAGGACCGTTAGCACTCTCCAGGCTCTGCAGGTACGTGCGCACATCGTACTCGATGCCTGTGCGCACGCGATCCCGGAAAGCCTTGTTGCGCTTGTGCTCCTCTTCGCGGACACGCTCGGCTTCCTCTGTGATGCGCTGCGCGACGCGGGCCTGCCAGTTGTGCCCCGCCGACCACATCTTCAGCGTATTCTCCCGCGTGGTCGGGACACTCTCGCCTGCCACGCTTCTGGCCGCATACTGTTGGGCCAGCTTCGGCAGGCTCCGCCCGTCACCCATGGCCCAGTAGTCTTCGAACGCCTGCAGGGCGTTTGGTGTCTCGCGGGCCATGTTAGGTCACGTCCGGGAATGGTTGCCCGGTGCTCTCCAGGATTGCGGTCTGTCCGGTTGCTTGCTGCCAGCGGCGGACAGCCACGTCCACGTAGCGAGGCTCAATCTCGATCCCATAGCAGACCCGGCCCAGTTGCTCGGCGGCGATCAGGGTCGTGCCAGAGCCGAGGAAGGGGTCGGCTACGATGTCGCCCACCTTGCTGCTGTTCGCCACCATCTGCGCCACGAGCTCGACTGGCTTCATCGTCGGGTGGTCCTCGGAGCGGTGCGGCTTGTCCACCTCAAAGACGCTGCTGTGCGTGTGGTCGTCGACGAAGTAGTGCGAGCCATCCGGCTTCCACCCGTACAGAATGACCTCGTGTCGGTAGTGGTAGTCACATCGCCCTAAGACGAACTGCTGCTTGACCCAGGCCAGCGAGTGCCGATACCCAAAGCCGGACGCGGCCACTGCCGCGATGAATGTTGGCAGAAGCATGCACGGGCACGCTACGTAGTAGGCGGCTCCGGGCATCCCGTAGGTGGCCATCAGGGCCAGCGCGTCGCGCACGAGAGCCTCGGTGTCGGCCTCGCTCATGTGGTCGTGCGCGATGGGTTCCTGGATGCGGTTGCCATCGTCGAGCGAGTTGAGGAACTCGTTCTTGTCGGCGTAGCTGACCCCATACGGCGGGTCGGTCCAGACCATCCGGGCGCGCTTGTCGCCAAAGAGCGTCGCCACCACATGCGATTCCGTGCAGTCCCCGCACACCACCCGATGCTGCCCGCAGAGCCACACGTCCCCGAGCTTGCTGACCGGCTCCGTTGGCGGCTCGCTCGGGCCAGGGTCCTCCACGGGCGGGCCTTGCGATGCCGCGAAGTCCTCCGCCTGCAGTTCCGCCTTCAGCCGGTCCAGCGCCCCGTCGTCGTAGCCCACGTTGCCGAGCCTGCCTGCCGCGTCCAGTTCCACGAGGTTGCGCAACCGCTCGTGCAGGTCGGGCTCTGCGAGGTCGGCAACGGTGTTGTCGCCCTCCAGGATGTCCAGGGCCTCGGGAGACAGCGGGTCGATGTTGCGCACGTGGCAGGGCGCCTCGGTGGCACCTGCAGCGCGGGCACCGGCGACGATGCCGTGTCCTGCGAGGAGGGTTGTCGTGCCCTCCCACTCGGCGACGACGACGTTTTTGTACCAGCCGAGGGCGCGCCAGCGTGTGGCCAGGACCTCAAGCTGCCTGTCACCATGCCGGTTGCTGTTGCGCGGGTGGTCGCGCAGGTCGGCTATCGGGATCATGCGGACGGAGAAGTCTGTCAACAGTCCTACACCCTCTCGCTCAGTCTCGCCTCGCCCGGCTTGCAGCCGCTCCAGTTGCGGATGCACGCCTCCACGTCCGCCCTCCCGTGGTCCCGCCGCTCTCCAACCTCACTCTCCAGCGCCTCGGTCCGCAACTCATCGTAGTGCGGGCCGATGGCCTCCGGGTCGATGAGTTCCGCGATGGCGACCTGTGGCACGTAATCACGGAGCGGAGGTCCTAGCCGCGGCATCGCACCCACTCCAGGAGCCGCGGGTTGTCGATCAGCAGGGCGGCGA